GTGGACAAAGTTTATTACAAGAATTAAGACGAATGGGTATACCGGTTATGGATTACACACCAGGAAGAGGCCAGGATAAACACTCACGGGTCAACGCCTGTTCTCCGATATTTGAATCTGGACAAGTATATTATCCTCGAGACGAACATTGGGCTCAAGAAGTAATTGAGGAATGTGCAGCATTCCCTCATGGTGAGCATGACGATTATGTAGACAGTACAACACAAGCTATGTTAAGATACCGACAAGGTTCTTTTGTAACTACTTATTCTGACGAGGATGAGATGGAAAGTTATAAGGAACGTAAATACGTATATTATTAATCAAAGGAGACGACATGTCAAAATTTAAAAAGAAACTAAAGAAAGCTGCACTTGCTGGAATAGCATTATATGGTGCATCTAAAATGTTAGGAGCACAAAAGACTGCCGCTCCTATTGGAGCCCCTGCAACAGCTAAGACTCCATCAGCGTCAAAAAAAATTGGAAAAACTAGAGTAGTAGATACTGGTTCAAAAACTATGGTTGGTTCACCTGTTAAAACTACAGTTGATAAAGATGCATTACCAAGAGAAGTAAAAGAAAAAACAAGCGCGGTAAAAGCTGCAAATGAAAAAATTAAAAAATCTGTTATCAAAAGAAGAGATGAAGGAAAACTTTCACCTACAATGCCTAAAAGAGCAAATCAAATTTCAAGTGATTTTGGTTTAGGGATTATGGATGGTGCAAAAAAAGGCAAGATGATTAAAGCACGTGGTGGTGGATTAGCAAAAGGTGGAATGAAACCAACAAAACTTTATTAATTTAAAATGGCTGAAATTGAAAAAGCTCTAATTGAAGAGACAGATACTCTTGAAGAGCAAGAAGTAGATATTGAATTAGAAGGAGAAGAACCTGAATTAAAGGTTCAAGATTTTGCTGACGCTACTCAATCTTTTTACAAAAATATTGCAGAAGACATGTCAGATGAGACTCTTCAAAGATTATCTAATCAGTTATTAGATGATTATAAAAAAGATAGAGTCTCTAGAAAAGATTGGGAAACAAGTTATACTAATAATTTAGATCTTCTTGGAATCAAGCACACAGAGATGACTAGACCGTTTAAAGGTTCGGCATCCGTGACTCATCCACTTTTGTCCGAAGCTGTTACACAATTTCAAGCACAAGCCTATAAAGAATTACTCCCGTCTCAAGGACCTGTAAGAACTAGAGTCTTAGGTGCAGAGGATAATCAAAAAGTAAATCAAGCACAACGAGTGCAGGACTTTATGAATTACATGATTACAGAGGAGATGGAAGAGTACACTCCAGAATTTGATCAATTGTTATTTTATTTAGCGTTAGCAGGATCTGCATTTAAAAAAGTTTATTATGATGAAGTAATGCAAAGAGCTGTATCTAAATTTATTCCTGCAGAAGATTTAGTGGTTCCATACTACACAACTGATTTGATGGAATGTGAAAGAATTACTCATGTCATTAAAATGGGAGAGAACGAGATACTTAAAAAACAAGCAGCAGGATTCTATAGAGATGTGGAATTAAAACCAACTGCAAGTGGTCCTACAGAAATTGAAAAAAAATACCAAGAGTTAGAAGGAGTAACACCTTCAAATGATAAACAATATTCATACTCAGTGCTTGAGATGCATGTTGATTGTAATTTAGAAGAGTTTGAAAATACCAATTCAGAAAAAGAAGTTAAAATTCCTTACATCATAAGTATTGATGAAGGCTCTGGTGAGGTTTTATCTATCTATCGTAACTATGCAATGGAAGATGAAACTAAAAAAAGAAAAGAATACTTTGTACATTTTAAATTTTTACCAGGATTAGGGTTTTATGGTTTTGGATTAACACACATGATTGGTGGATTATCTAGAACTGCTACTCAATCTTTAAGACAATTACTAGATGCAGGTACATTATCCAACTTACCTGCAGGATTTAAGTCTAGAGGTATAAGAATCAGAGACGATGACCAACCATTTCAGCCAGGAGAGTTCAGAGATGTGGATGCACCTGGGGGTAATATCAAAGATCAGTTCCAAATTTTACCATTTAAGGAACCATCAGCTACATTATACCAATTAATGGGCTTTGTTGTTCAAGCAGGACAGAAGTTTGCAGCGATTACTAACATGGATACAGGTAATGATCTGCAAAATAGAGCTGTTGGTACGACTGTGTCCTTATTAGAGCGTGGTTCGAGGGTCATGAGCGCAATACACAAGCGATGTTACTACTCAATGAGAAGAGAATTTAGACTTTTATCAAAAGTTTTTGCAACATATCTACCACCAATCTACCCATATTCAGTATATGGCGCAGATCAAGCAGTAAAACAAACTGATTTTGATGATAGAGTAGATGTAATTCCAGTTGCAGACCCAAATATCATGAGTATGGCACAAAGAGTAACTCTTGCTAACGAAAATTTAAAGATTGCTATGTCAAATCCTATGATGCACAACTTGAGAGAGGCATATCGTAGAGTATATGAAGCATTAGGGACTCAAGACATAGATCAATTACTAATTCCACAAGAACAACCGGTTCCAAAAGACCCTGCAACAGAAAATATGGAAGCATTAATGCAAAAACCTCTTAAAGCATTTCCAACTCAAGATCATGCGTCCCATATTGCTGCACATGCAGCGTTTATGTCTACAAGAATGGTTCAAATTAATCCTCAAGTGTACTCAGCTCTACAAGCACACATTTCAGAGCACGTTGCACTACAAGCAACAGGAGAAGTTGGCGCAATGGTACAAGAGGATCCTACTATTCAACAAATGCTACAACAAGATCCAGAAGCAGCTAAACTTAGAACGGATGCAATGGTAGCACAAAGAGTTGCAGAGATAACTATACAACTTGCACAAGGTGAAGCAATGGGTCAACAGAAAGATCCACTAGTTGCATTAAAAGAAAGAGAATTAGATATCAAAGCAATGGACTTACAAAGAAAAGCAGAACAAGATATGAATGTAAATGAAATCAGAGAAAATGAAATTGACGAAAAGCTTGAAGTTGAAAAAATGAAACTAGAAAATAATGAAGATCAAGCAGCAGAAAGAATTAGAATTGCTGAAGAGAAACTTGAACTTGCTAGAAGAAAAAAATAATGAAAAGAAAAATTAGAAAATTTAGAGGTGGAGGAATGGATGCTGGAGGAAAAAAATCTCCAGGTGGAGGATCTTTTAAATCACCCTCTTCAATGTCTTCAGTAACTACTGATAATCCTTTTTCATCTGGTAATCAAGGTGCAACTAAAACTAGTTCTAATATAAATAACAACACTAATACTGGTAACAATAATGTTTCAAATAATGTAACTAGAAAATCTAGAAACATTCCGATCATGGGGCCTGTAACACTTGGCTTAAACCTTGTTCAAAAAATAATGGATAGTAGAAAAACTAAACATCCATTTAGTGCAAATACAAAAAAACAAACTGTACCAAAACCACCACCCAATCTTGGAGGTGGAGGTGGAGAAGGTAATCAAATGATTAAACCTATTGAAGCAACTAAACCAGTAGATCCATTATTAATTAAACCTAAAGAAAATTTTTTCAATTTTGTTGCATACAAAGTTGGAGGTTTATCGGGTGGAGTAAGTTATGGTCCACCACCAAAGAAAGGACCTAACTCAAGAGTTCCACCAGTAAAACTTAAAAAAGGAGGAAAACTATAATGTGGTTTCAAGCTATCAAACTTGCAGTTTCTGCGGGTTCAAAAATTTATGCTAACAAGCAAAAAGCTAAAATGGCCATGTCAGATGCACAATTATTACATGCAGAAAGACAAGCCCGAGGTGAGGAAGCTTATCAAGGCAAATTATTAGAGGCTAGACAATCTGACTGGAAAGACGAGGCCGTACTCGTAATTCTCAGTTTGCCCGTGTTGGTGCTTGCATATGCGGTGATATCGGATGATCCAACTGCTATGGACAAGGTAAAATTATTCTTCGAGATGTTCTCGCAGCTCCCGGGATGGTTCACAAATTTGTGGATTCTTGTAGTGGCGAGCATATATGGCATTAAGGGTACACAAATCTTCCGTAATGGTGGAGGTAAAAAATGAACCTAGAAAGAGATTTGCAAAAACTTAAAAAAGAAAAACAAATGAAAGAATCTGCTGTTGCTCAACTTAGAAAAAGAAGTAAGGATTCTATAGCTAGACCTAGAGCAGAAAAAAACATTTTATCAAACAATCCTAACATGCAGAAAATATAATGTGGAAGTGGCTTATAAGTTTATTTAAACCAAAAGATCAAACAGATCCTCATATTCAACAATTTGAGGATGTTGATTATTCAAAATTATCAAAAGGTGATCTTAAAAAATTAAGAGCACAAGGTAAAATAAAAAGTATTTACTTTCCATACAAATAATATATAGATTCTTTATGAGTCTTAGAGCAACATTATTACAAGCACTTGAAGACAGATATAATGCTCAAATATCTGAAGCTGATGCCACTATTCAGATCTATTTAGAAAAACCTGTAGCAATTGGAGAGCATCCTCAACACTTAGATGAAATAGATAAACTAATTACAAAAATATCGGAAGCAGAAGAAAAATTAGAAATTTTGCAACAATTTAAATTGTAATGTTGGACTACCATACCAAAGAACAAATAGTTAACGTAATTAATAAACAGATAAAAGATATAAAAGATCATCTCTGCTATGGGGTTGAAACGGAATCTCAGTTG